AGACTTCAGGGCGGCTGTTTGGTTACCAGATGATGTTCTGATACCCTTAAACATAATTGAGCTCCCTGTGGTTAGATTTATGATTTCATCCTTTGTGATTCTGAAATCATTCTCAACACCCATCAGTTCAATCTTCTCAATGAACTCTGGAATAATAGATGCTGCTGCTGAGGTTAATGTGAAACGAGTAAACAACACTTTATGTCCTGACTCGTATGTTAGGTTAAGTAAGAATACATTTACACCAAATGACTTACCAGAACCACGACCCCCTGTAACAACAAAATACCTCGATTTATCAGTAAAAAGAGGTACATACTTGTCGTTTAGTTGTATAGAGTTTTTCATTCTTCTTGGTCTATGTCAATAGTATTGTCAATCTGAGGCTGCTGATTATTCATAACAAAGTTAATTGTAGGTGCTGACTTTGTTTTTCTTTTACTGTCCGCATTGATGCTATCAGATGGCTTACCGTATGCATATTCCATAAGCAACTTCATCTGGTTAAAGTTAGTCTTAGCGAGTTCTGCCATGTGTTTAAACGCATCCTTCTCACTACCAAAAACCTCTTTCATAGCTGAAACAGCATAAGAAGCAATACGCTCTTTCTTTGCTTTTGTGTTTCTAGCTGGTTTAACCATCTTATCTTTAGTAGATATAGGCTTAGGAGCTAACCTCTTATTATACTTTCTTCCATCATTCTTAGATGTCTCTTCTGATTTCTTATGTCTGCTCATAATATTATAACAATTTATTTACTGTTTTGTTTATTGTAGAGCTTTATGTAAACATCCTCAACTGCCTTGTGTATAGTCCTTTTACTGTGTGTCTCAGTAAGCAAGGCTTTTTGATGAGCCTTGCAAACTTCGACTTGGTAGGTTAGGTTATCTTTTGTAATGGGATATATTCTATAACCCTCCTTAAAACACCATTTAATTATATCCTGAGACAGCATACTATTCTTCTTCGTCCTTGTTGTATCCTGTCTTATCTTGGATAACTTTAATCTCTCCCTCAATCTTTTTTGTGAGGATAAACAACTGAGAAACTACCTTCTCTAGTCTACCTATTCTTTGTGCTTGTGTTAATTTCTTTAGTCTCATATTATTGTAAAAATGGATTCTTAACTCTTCTCTCTATCTTTGCTCCTTCAACAGCTATAGGTTTTTTTCTCATAACTCTTGACTTAACAAGTCTTTCAAATGGGGCTAGCCTAGTATCTACAAACTCAATTTTAGTTTCAAAGTCCCAGCTATCTACCTTCTTGATTATATCTTCAGATAGTGAAGTAGGTTTAGCCTCTAAAACTGATATCTTTCTCTCCAGCTCTTTTATTTTAGCTTTGTACTCTAATTCTTTTCCCTCTAAAATAACAACGCTCTCTACATTAGACTCGTCTTTCTCAATTTCACAGTAATCCTCTAATATGCTATTGTATATTTTATTATCATAGTCTTCAACAGAATAAAATGTATTGTTGTGGTATAAAGCTGAGCAATGATTCACACCTATAGTATTACCTATATCTTGAAAAGTATAGTTCATAAGCCTACCAAGTTTACAGAATACCTTTCTAGCATAAACAACCTTTCGCTTTCTGGTTTGACCAGAAATCTCAAAGCCATACCTCCTCTCTACCTCTTGTTTTAATTGTTCTAATGTCATATTATTATATTATAGCGTTATCTAGTTGTTGTATAAGGTGTCGTATCTCACTACGTTCAAACTTACCATTTATCTCTGCGTTGTAAGTCTTAAACGATAAATGATACATATCTTTTTCTGTATCTCCTTTTTTCTCTGTCTTTCCTAAGTAATCAATCTTTAAATCTAGTTTCATATTTATGTATTTATTATTATATTTCTTTATCTAATTCCGCTAAAACACTTTGCATTGTATTATTCTTTGCAAAGTTTATAGCTTGTCTTATTCCATCACATTGCTCATACAAATCATCATCCTCAAACTCAGATACAATATACTCAAGCTCATCTAATGTCTCTCCCTGAGATATACTGTATAATGCTAAAAGGTAATAAGAATAAACTATGTCCTGTTGCTCTTCACTATACATCTATTCTTAACTTAAGTAGGTTATAGGACTGAATATACTTCTCTCTAGCCTTAGACTTGTAGTGTTCTTTGTAAACACCGTAAACAGCCTTTGTCATTTGGTATTTAGTAGTCAGGTCAGACAATAACTTGTCGGCATAAACCTTTCCCTTTCCATTACATACACTTATATTGTCTGCTGAGTCCCCAACTATCATTTGTGTGTAAAAGTTCCTTAAAGCTTCTATTTTGGATACTTCAATCAATGTATTCTTGTTGTAGTTGTATATTTTAGCTGGAAACTGCAAATAATCCTTGTCTATAGCCACAATAACAGGATTTTCGCCATGTTTAAGGCTATTATACCATATTTTAGCAACTAAATCATCAGTTTCGATACCATAACTGAACTGAGACTGCCAATCTTCCTTACAATACTGATGCAAGTCCTCTAATAAAGGTGGTCTATCTACTTTTTTACGATTTGCCTTGTAATTAGCGTCAATAAACAACCTAAAATTGCCTTTTGAACCACTACAGACAACTAAACTAGCAATATCATAGCCTAAATCCTGTAAATTGTTCAAAGAATCGTTTATTTTGGCATCTAGCTTAACTTTTGCCTCTTCTAAGTCATCAGAAGTAGAAGCACAAGCATAAATCATACTGTCGGCATCTAAAATAGCTTTAATTTCCATAGTTACTTATTTATTATACAAATATAAACAAAATAATTAACAAAACCTAATCTTTTTTGTTGTATTCACTCAATGGTGCTTGACCAGACTGTTCTAACTCTTTCTGTAGGTTCGCTAAGGCTCTCCAAGCCACTTTTGCGCTATGTCTGATGCCATCTGAGTCCATAGTACCAGCTTCTATTAAATGTCTCGTTAGAGCGTCTAATTCGTCTCCAGACTTGCTTCTATCCCAATGCAAAGGCTTGTCAGGATGGTGTTGTTCGTTTCCAGCCCAAGAAGTCCTAGAGACTTCTCTAATGGCGTCTGGGAAGTATTGTAATACACCACTAAATACTGGCATATTCTTTCTGTCATCTATAATATAAGCCGATTCAGTTCCGCTTATTACATCGTGTGTTACTGTCATTGTCCACATATTTAAAATAATTCATTTATAGGCAATAGAATACCTTTTGAGGTATTGCTATCGCCACCTAACTTATCTCTGCTTGTACCTAAATACTTTCTACATCTATACTTCAATAATTCTGATGGTATTATGTGAAAGGTGTCTAAGATACAAAAACAATAGTAGTCGGCTTCGCTAGTGCTTATGCCACTAGCTTTGCCTCTACTTTCATACTCAATAAATACATTACCTGTCTCAGTAGCTCTAAGGTCATACTTAACCTCAATAGTCTTACCAGAGAATATGTTAGCAAGTTCTTGTTCCTTAACTTGTCCAACCTTCAGGTCGTATTTAAAGTCGTTGTTATAATTCACTACAATTCCATTAGTTCATTAATAGCTGTATGACCTCCAATAACAACAGCACATCCAATAGCTGGCTTCTTACCAGCCTTAGCGTATGCAAATGCATATTTCTCGTGGTCTATACCACAACCTACTTGTGTTCCGAATACTTTGAACTTAGCACCTACAGACCACTCTGTGTAACATTGTGTATGCAAGTGACCCTGAACTGTACTCATCATATCTGCCTTAGACTTTGTTCTTGCAGTACCACCTTCTCCATGCATATACTGTACATCATCTATAACTACTCTTTCTATAAAGTTCCAATTAGGTGTGTTAAGAACCTCAGAGTAATCTCTAACCCATCTCTTAGGTATTGATGAAGTCTGAGCTTTACGAGCTATAATCCTGTCGTGATTACCGATGGTAACATCAGCCTTTGGGAAGGCTTTGTACCATCTGGCTATCCTGTTTATAGCTAAGTCCAACTCATCTCCACCACCCATACCATCGGCATTAGTTTCGTGATAGCTTGAATAGTGATTGTCTATTACATCACCAATAAACACAACCCTATTACAGTTGTATTTAGAATAAACATCCTTACAATGTTTAAGGTACGAGTCTAAGCAAAAAGGCTCGTGCAAGTCTCCAATAACTAAAACTCTAGTCTCGTCTTTAGTTATGTTCTTAAACGCCTTTAGCTTATTTCCTTTTAATCTTGGTCTAAAGTCTCTCATTATTTATAGTTTTCAATTAACTTTCTTAACTGAGCAATCATACTCCTAACACAACTAGGGCAGTTACTCATCTGCTTACGCTGATTAAATACCCTGTTGTAAATGTTAAGCAAACCTCTTTGCTCAATAACAGTAACATTATTCCTACCTCTAGACAAGAACTCTGTTATGTAGTTGTACTCATCTTCCTCAAGGCAATTAACGACCTTGTAACTCATTATCTGGTTTAGTTTAGCCTTTCGCTCATCACAACCGCAATCCTCTCCGAAAATGGCTTTAACAGCCTTTTTAACACCTGTTGCTTCAGTAATCTTCTCAACAGTATCCCCAAGTCCTTTTGACTTGTTCTGGTTCTCTAATTCAAACCTAGCTTTCCATTCCTTGTAAGCTTTGGTTCTTTTGTCTCCTTTAAACTCTTCCATAATTAATTAAATTTTATCGTAATCTCCGTTATAGTAATCCTCAGCATCCTCTGAGAAGTTCTCTCTTATAATCTCTCTATATCTCTTTATTGAGTTATAAAGACTGCTTCTTCCTATGCCTGTCTCTCTAGACAACTTATCTAGAGATAAACCTGTAGTGAAGTAAGCTATAAATATGTTCTTAGAATAAAACTCCCAGCTATTTACTTCTGTGAATATTTTATTTATAAGTCTGTTAAATCCCTTCTCTTCTTCAGCATCAACAAACTCTTGCTTTATGCTGTTTAGCGTGAAGTCTAGAGCCTCTTCCTGTATATCTAGAACCTCATTAGACACAGACTTCTTCTTAGACTGATTAAGATATATGCTCCTTAGAGTCATATACATATAAAAGTCATTAACATCGTCTTCTCCGTAAGATATATCAACACCTTTCTTAAGGTACTCATAAACCCTGATATAAGCATCCTGAATAACATCTTCAATGTATGCTGGATTACACCCCATACTCCTTACTAAACCAACCCAAGTATCGTGCTTGGAAGCTAGTTTCTTTAATTGCTTATTAACCATCTATAGTTTTAATTAAAATCTCAACCCTACCATTGTTCTTATCATAAACAGTCGGCAGTATTGTTTCCTTCTTTACATAATCATCATTATCATCCTCCCAGCACCCTATCTCAGTTATAGCATCTAACAAATACTTAGAGGTCACAGCAATAACATTCATCTTATCAAGCCTTCTTCTACTAGGCTTGAAAACCTGATAAACAATCTCAACAGGTGTAGGTATTGTTATACCTGTTAATTGCTCTGCTATTACGTTTTTAAACTTTATCTTCACTTGGTTGTTTATAAAGTGATTTACATTTCCATACGAGTTCATATTTATATAAACTCTTCTGTCTTTTTTTGTCTTTCTCTCTAAGTCAATATACATAGGTGTTACTATGCGATATTCATTTTCTGTTGCCATTTATTAGGTTCTTTTATCTTAGGCTCAATACCAGCTAGGTCATCAGTTAAGCTGGTAACAATATACGGATAACCGTATTCATTTACCTTAAAGCTAAAAGGCTCAAAAGAGAACCCTCTACTTTGCTTACACCTTACTGTTATCATTCCATCTTCCATCTCATTTCTCTCTAGCACTATACCTGTCTCACATTTCTTCTGAGCGAAGCTACCTAAATGACCTGTGGGCTTCTCTGAACCATTGTTTGTGTGAATACAAAGCACAATGTGGCAGTTGTATTTCTCACTCCAAGTCATTAGTCTCTGTATACATTCATTAGACTCCTCAATAGAATTGACATCACTAACAAGGTCAGCAATACCATCAATAACAACTAAACCTATTTCATTGTCCTCAGAAACAGTCCTTAGCTTATAATCTATAAAATCAATCCTTGTCTTGTATCCTATTGAACGAAGTCCGTAGGTATGGTAGCAACCTACGTTCTCTCCATTATTCATCTCTACAACCCTTCTAAATACTCTCTGAGCGTGAAACTTGCCTTGCTCTGTATCAAAGTGTATAACACACTTGCCTTTTCTATCAGCTCTCATTTTGTCGCCATAAGAGTTTTTACCATTAGAAGACAAGTAGACTGAGGTTAGTAGTGAGACAAAAAAGGTCTTCTTGGTTTTTGGAGGACCGCTAACAAAACTGAAGTTGCCATAAGTTCCAATAGGTATAGGGTATCTCTTGATTCCACTTGGTGTGTTTATAGAATATCTACCAAATGATAATGCAACAGGAGGGTGTTGTATAGATTCAGAAATATCCACATAGCAATCGTTGTCGATTCGCTCCATGTGCATTCTCTGTATTTCTTTATCGTCTGTATTCATAGTTTGTTTTTGTTTTTGTTTTGATGTAATAAAAAAGGGGTAGGTTTCCCCACCCCTAATTGTTGGCTAGTTAGAATGGCAAGTCTCCGCCAGATGCAACCTTGAAGTTGTCTCTTTGAGGTGCTGGTGCTGAACCAGACTTAGACTTAGGGCTAAACGTATTTAACTCCATATAATACTTACCTGACTTACTTTGCTTAACGTCTAGGTTTACCCATCCGTTATTGGCATTGGAAGAGAGGAACTTCTGAGCCTCTTCAACCTTAATACTAATTCCACCTATTACAAATTCAGGTGCGTTCTCATTTCGCTTAAAAATAAATCCATCTGCGAATACTTTTGTGTTGTCCATAATTTTAGTTATTTAATAATTGTTTTACTTCTGCTGATACTTTGTACTTTGCTTCTATCTGTGATACTGAACCACCATTAGATATAAACTCTTGTGCTTTCTTAAACTCTGCTGTGTTCTTATTAAGCCATTTACGAGCGTCCTTATGGTCGTTTGTAGCGTCGGCATCCTTAGTATCATCAATAAGGAATAAGCCGTTTAGAGCGTATTTACGAGCGTATGAGGAGCTACTACCAAATGATTGAGCTATATCCATACCTTTTCTATTAGGGTCAATACCAGCTTGTGCTGTAGCTTCAATTCTGCCTTCAGTATCAAATAATACTGCCCTAGCTTCCACATAGACTAAACCAGCTACTTCCTTAATTTCGTCAGTAATCATAAGTGTTAGTCCGTTTGTGTTTAATAAAGGCTTAACTGCCTCTAAGATGTCCTCACAAGAACGGTAATTATATTTACCGAAATTGTTACGTTGGTTCTTTGGAGCTTTTAACTCCGATTGTACTTTAAGTACCTTGTCGTGAAAATTCATAATGTTAATTGTTTTTAATTAATATTTTGCTAATGTAATAATAAAAAGTGTTAAATGCAAATTATTCTTCACTTTTATTTGAAAACACCTCTTGTCTGACTATGTTCTTGTATTTACTTGGACAGTCATTATCGGTCAGTTCAAATATGAATGTCTCTAATTGAGAGATATATTCTTTCATTGAACACACTTCTGATTGTAATGCTTTTATCTGCTGATTCTTAAAGTCGTTTAAATCTTTCATAGTAATTCCTTTAATGTTTGTTTTATTGTTTTTAATTCTAGTTCTAGTTCTCTGTTCTCTTTATTTAACTTGTTGTTATGAGTTCCTATAAGCTCAACAGCCTTTAGTAAATTAATTAAGTCTTTATTGTCTGGCTTGGCTTCATGCCAATCCATTAGCTTATTACCTAAGGCTTTATACCAAGCATTATAAATCTGATGTTCTGTAAGCTCCATTATCTATAGTGTTCTTGAATTATAAGCTCCTCTATCTCATCAAGCCTACAGTCTATTAGGTCTGTAATATCTATACCTTCAAGATAGACAAAGCTAATCTGAAACTCCTCTGGTTCTGGAGGATTAAGGTAATCCCCTAAGTCTCCTTCATAATAGTATCCGTAAACAGATAACTCTACGCCATCTAATTTTACTTCGTGATTAATTGTTGTTGCCATAGCTTTTTAATGATTTAACTATTCTTCTTTCTTTTCTTAGTTTTCTTGAGTTTATGAGTTCGTCAGTTACTAAAACTCTCCATCCTGTGATTGGGTTTATACTGTTATCCCAAAAGTTTTTCTCTCTATACTTCCCCATATTAAAATAAGTGATTAATTACACAATCATAAATTAACTCAGGATGATTGTCGTTTAGTTCATCTAACTGCTCGTCAGTTAATTCAACCCCATCCATCTCTGCATAAGAGATAAATGCATCTACGAAGTCTGGATAGTCTCTAGTATCAATACCATCTACTTCAATGTTTTCTAATTTGTTTACGTCTATTTTCATAATATTAATTGTTAATGTTGGTACAAACATAAATAACATTTTTCAATTACGCAAATAAAAATAAAAAAAAGAGCCACATTTCTGTGACTCCCTTCCAATCAAAACAAAAAAACAAATGAAAAAAATCTTAATAACCTTCCTTAATATGGAAAGACATTGGCTTTAAATCGTCAGTATCAAAGTAAACAAACTCGTTTGAAACACTAAATCTACTAACACCTCGCATAACTAAACCTCTTATTAATTTAAACCTCTTCTTGTTATTTATAAGTCTAATCTTAACACCTAATCCAACTCTATGCGGATTCTTACTTGTCAATGCTAACTTATCAGCATTTCTTTTACAGGTGTAAGCTAATCTTATATCGAACCTCATTCTTTCTTCCTGTGCTATCTCATCTAAGATAAATACTGGAAGCCTCTCCATAAAGTTCTTTCCTGTCTTTATACTGCAAAGCCCACACTTACACATAAATTGAGACCAAAGTAATTTGTTTAGTCCCTCTTTATCCTCCTCCTCAGTATATCCAATCTCGTAATGTGGGCGATGAAGTAATGACATAGTACGAATATACAACAATAAATACTATTGTGCAAATACTAGTTATTAACATTGTAGATAACTTTATTTGACTTTCCACGGAAAAAACGCTAACTTTGCTTCAACTTTATTGGGAAAGACACAAGGCTCTCAAAAGCCGAAGTGTCAAAACAGTATCCCACGCATAAATCAAGTATTTCCATGAAATACGATTTATACTAAACACAAAGTCAACTATACAGGATAGCTGTGTTTTATAGCCAAAACAAGGGCTTTATGTTAAACAAAGCCCATTATGTTAAACGAATTATTTCTTCCAGTTTCTGGTAATCTTTTCGGCGCTTCTTGCACCAAAATAGCCACCATAAACAAGTAATAATAGTGAAGATAATAAATCAATCCAATTAGAATCGATTTTAAAGCCCTCTAACGAGCTATCTAAGACAATGTAGATAAATAAGGTCAAAGTTAAAAAAGCAAGGCTTAGAGGTCTTATATTCTTACTTAACCAACTATCAGAGTTCATGTCAGCAGTCCAACGCTTAGTAGACTCTTGCATTTCTATCATATCATACTTTAGCTCCTCTAATAACAACTGCTTATCAGCTTCGCTGAGTTGTTTATCTTTGCCTATCTTATCTGCAAGGTCTTTTAATTGTTCTATACCAGTAACACTACCAACAACCGATAATAGCTCTGGAGCTACGTCTTTACCTTGCTTCACGAGCCACCTTAAAGCATCGCCTACTCTTGTAGTGCCATTCTTTTTTTTGTAATCACCCATTCCATCTCGCTTTAGTCTTTCTTATATCGTAGTGTACAAACGTATCGTACAATCCTAAACCGCCTTGTAGCATATGCCCCATATCTATAAGTTCCTCTATAAGTGCGTATACCTCTGCTGGTTTTAAGCTCTGTATAGTTATGTCTGCTGCTTTGCCTAATAAGTGTTGTGAAGTTTTTGAGCCGCCTACTTTAGCGTTATGCTCTGGACATCTGTAAGCACTATTAATGGTTATAGGTCTACCAGTATAGTCCCTTAAAAATTGTAGTTGTGATGCAAGTTTAATAATGTTCTCGTATACCTCTAAAGGCATATCACACCCACACTTACATTCAAACTCTTTTAATTTAAAGTTTTTTGTCATCTTTATTACCTTGATGTATCTTTTGCACAGTATAAACAATAGAAGCCAATAAAAGAATAATCTTCAAACTGTTCTCAACGTGCGTAAAGCTAATCCCTAAAGAGATAGCATTAAAAAA